CCAGGCGCTCTTTGTAGGTGTCGTCAGCCTCGGCCGGGTATTGCGGCAGCAGCGTGTCGCCAGCCTTGCGCATTGCCTGAGTTCCGCCCATCAGCGGATCAACAATGGCCCAGTGCTCGCGCATGCGTTCAACCGCCGGCAGGGCGATGCTTGGGTCATTACTCATGGGCTAGATTCTCAGGGATGTGGTGGTAGTTGGCGCTGGCTTGACGATTGGGTACAGGAAGGCAAGAGGATAGCCGGCTGCGTCGTTCAAATGGTCAATGCCGCTCGACTTGTCCGGCATGCCGTTCTTGTCGTAGGACTGCTGTTCAATCCCGTCAGTGAGGTGCGGGCAGCGATTCGTGTTGATCTTCAGCCGCCGCTCACCCTTACCGTTGAGGATCAGCGCATTCACGGCGTTAACTCGGTCAGCGATGGCAGGGTTCGTACCATTCACACGAATGGAGAAGCCAGCCTGCTTCAGGATGCTCAGATCCGACTCGCTGGCGTTCTTGCTGCTGGAGTTGGCGCCCGAGGCATCGGGAAATATCTGGATCGGGTGACCCTTGTCCTTGTACTGAGCCTTGATCAGCTCAGCCATGTACGGCGTATCTCGACCATCTGTGATCTCAGCCACAGCAACGGGATGCCCGTCACGCTGGACATAGACCACGCCGCTCATTTTCAAGCGGTTAAAGTCCATCCCGATCAGCAGCGGCTCACGCTCGCGCTCGACCTCATCCGTGTGATTCAGCTTGCGGCAGAAGTCCGGGTAGACGCTGCCACTGTTCAAGTTGGTGAACTTGCCCTCGATGTAAGCGGCGATCAGTGCCGGCGGGTAGCTATCTCTCAGGGAGTCAACGTAATCCTCGGGCAGGAATGGGTTCGTGTAGGTGGCTGCCTGAACCATCCGGTAACCCGGCTTCGGGTTCCGGCCCCAGGTATCGAACACGAACCGGAAGCCTTCCGGGGTGGTGTAGGCCGACACACGATTGAGCGGGTCAGCACCTTCAGGCTGCTGCCGATTCCGCGCAATGATCTTCTGCCAGGCCAGTCGCGCCTGATCCTTCTTGAGCGTGTCGATCTCATCGACGTGCGCCCGGTAGGACTGATAACCGACGATGCGCGCCGGGTTCTCAAGGGTACGCAGAACGAAGTCACCACACTGGCCGGAGCTGGTGTAGATGATGTTCTCTTGCTTGTTGTACTTGTACCTGATGCCCATGTCAGAGAGCTTCTCTTCCATGCGCGGAGCAAGGATGAGGCGCACCAAGTCATAGGTCGGCTCGTACAGCGCGATAAGGGCGCTAGACGACTCTAAGGCGTCACGAATGGCGCAGTTTGCTAGCGTTTCGGTCTTGCCCGTGCCGAAGCCACCAACGAACGCCGGGTACTTGTCTCTCAGCTGGTAGAACTCAAGCTGAGGCTCCGTCATCTGGAGCTTTAGGGTTCTCCCTGCCACGGACCACCTCAATTTCAATTCGGGCCACTGGCAGTTGCTCAGGCGGATTCGCCTTCAGCAGGTCGGCGCGGGTGCGCTCCAAGCTCTCGATGCGAGCAGTTAGGCGATCGATCAGGCTGGAGTAGTCGCGCACCTTGCTGGTGGTCGTTGTTCCGCCATGCTCGCCCGTCTCATGCTTCTCGCTGTCAATTTCCAGTTCATTACCGAACTCGTTCTCGCGACTCAGCGCCCGCATCAAACGAATGCGCGTCAGGCGCAGTTCATCGTCAACTCGCCCCAGCTCAATGCTGGCGAGCATGTCATTCTCTGCATCTGTCAGGAACTGGCTGTAGATCGATCCAGGCTTGGCGGCGTGCTTGTTGCCCTTGTTGGCTTTGGACGCGCCACCACCGTGTAACTTGCACCGCGCGGAACCCGGAACAGCGTGTCTCTTGCATGGTTCCCCGCCGCGCGTCTTAGCGCCGCACTGGGCCATGGGCGGACCTCATTCATGGGGTGTATTCGCAGAACGTTTCATTGAACGTCGTTCGAACGTCATTCAATGGTCATTCGGTATCTCGTCAGCGCACTCAGCGAATGCGCTCAGGGGACACGGTCATGCCTTGATGGTCAGCGTGCGGATGACCCCGCCGGTTGAGGTGTCGCGCTTCTTGGCAGCCTCTATCGCCTGATAGGCGGTGCCACCCATGTCCATTGCGGCGAACGCATAGTGCGTACCGCTCCCAATGGCATACACGCGATCCAGGCGGATCGGCGACTTCCACAGGCCGGTGTCGTCATCCACCGCGATATGCATCAGGATCTCTCCATCTGTCACAAGCGCGGTCGCGTCGATATTGCCTTCTGGCTTAGCGCCAAAGTAAACGTCAACCAATCTCTGATGGTCAGAGACCGCACCAGTGCAGAAGAACTTGACGCCCTTCTGCTCAATGCACTTCTCGTAGTCATCATCGGTTATGACATCGCCGCGGGTTACCTGCGAGTCATAGGCGATCACGCCGTCTTTGTAGGCAATGGTCGTCATGCAAGGCGCTCCAGCGTAATCGGATCAACCTCGATATAACCCATGCCGAAGTCGAATAACGTGGTCTTCTGCCCGCACTTGCCGCAGGTGCAGACATCGTGAAATGGTGCGGGACCATCTAGCTCTACATGACGCCACCCGCCGCAGTTCGCCTGCCAGGTGTCGCATTTCGGGCAGCGCTGGTCGCAGTAATAGCGACTCATCCAGGCTTCACGCTCCTTGCGCTCAGCCCACAGCTTGATCCTCGTCCAGATATTCACGGCAACATCCCCTTTCGCGCCACGTTTTGCGCTTTATGAATTCGTAGCGCGAGACAATCAGATCTCGCCCTTCGCCATCCGCTGCCGTCGATCCAGCTTGCGAATCCCGTACAGGACGCCACACGCCAGGACTACCAGGAACCCCAACCACAAGTTGGTCAGGATGTCGGCCGGCATGTCACTTACTCAGCTTCGGCTGGAGCACGACGCGGGCAATCATGACCAGCGCACCCAGGATCGCGTAGATGCCGGTCGGCAGCGCCGCTTGCAGTGCTGGCAATACCTGCTCAGCCACGCCCAGCGCAGTGATGGCCGCGCCCGCCTGAACGCTGCTCAGCTTCCAAGCGTCTTTCCAGTTGTCGATCAGTTGCATGTCATTGCCCTCTTCCCGGGAATTTGATGTCGGCGTATTGCTCGGCCATGGAAACAATTTTCTTCACGCCTAGCGTTCCGATGCCCGCCCCCAGCGCCGCCGCAAGGCTCGCCGGCAGGCCGATGTAGTCCAGTAGCGGGAATGCCCCGGCAGTTATCGCACCGCACAGGCCTGCCTCAAGGAATGACTGGCGCCACCCGCCGCGGTTGTACATAACCCGCAAGAAGGCGATCCAGCACGACAGGGTCGCGGCATAGATAACCGGGTAGTGACTGAGCCAGTCGATGGCCTTGGCCACGTAGTCGGTGCTTTCGTTCATGGGGCGCATTCTCTGGCCCCTCGGGGCTGAATTAGATCCGGTCCCCGTGCATGGCCTTGCCGAAGCGATTAGAGGCTGCACGGGAGCCAGAAACAGATGAGCCCCGCACGATGGCGAGGCTCTTGAATAGGTGCCGCTAGCCCGAGGTGTGGACGGATTCGCGGCGGTGCAGGACAGGGGTGACCATGCTCTTTTGTGCCGTTGCTGACAGGTAGTTAGTCCCTTGCGAGGGACTGTATTACTACCTGACCCGCAGAAACGGCAGGATAGATAGATAATCGGCGAACCGGCATGCAGTGTCAACCAATTTATGCAGCATCTTCTTCGTCAAAGAATACGCCCTCGCCAGACAGGATCTCTTGGGCCTCCGTCAGCGCCTTGTCGACTAGGCCTTTCAGTGACTTATTGATCTTGCCCCGCCAGTCTCGCCTTGTACGCTCCGGTGTCCCGTCAACGTCCCAGGTGTCCATGTCGTAGTTGTGCGCCGGCAGAACGATCACTCCCTCGCATGGTGTTTCCTCCCGGCGTTTGATACCGGCATTTACCGCGCGCTCCGCCTTAGCAATCGCCTTCCTGCGCCACTCGGGTGCATCCTCGGGAACCTCTATAGACACCCTTGCCGCCTTGGCCCGCTGAACTCCGCCCAATTGCGGGAAGGCCCATGCCGTCACAGCCTTGGTCAGAAACAGCCTTGGCGCTGGCGACGACACCAGTGATGCGATACGCCCGACCGCCTCGACCTTCGACCCCATATGCGTTGAGTAGCAGGCATTCAGCGCAGTCCAGTGCTCAGGAGAAAGATTTGCATGCAGGCGACCAAAAACCCAACAGTCAGTAAGATAGGCCGCCTCTTTGCCGACGATCTCCCCCTTGAGCTTTGATGTCTGCACCTTGGGCGTGTAGTCGCAACCGCCTGCGCTATTTATGACTTCCGACGCCAATGCTCGGATCACTGCTGAAACTATGTCTCGATAGATCATTGGTCGCCCCTCTGCTTGCGCTTACGAGACACAAACTCATCGTAGTAACGCTTGCGCGTCCTGATGGCGAAAATGCCAAGTAGGCCAGCCAAGCCGGCGAGCCCAAGGAAGAAGCACCAATATTGCAATTCGCTCATTTATCACCCCTGATATTTACTGATGCGGCCCTGTACAGCTCCGCCCTTGGTTATGTCATCCATTCAGGATGGTTCGTTGCCCGGGTACAGGTTTCGGCCTTCGCGCTCGCTCGACTCGTACATGCTCGCGTGCCGCTTGTCCCGGGTGTTCCACTTGCCTATCGCCGTGACCAGCACGTCGTCGTAACCCTCGGCGTCGTAGATCTCATCCTCGACGATCTCCCCACTGCCGCCGCATTCATGGCAGTAGACGTGAGCCTCAACGCTCAGGCCGTATTCGCCGTAGTCCGCCACCCGATCAATATGCAGTCGCGGATAGAACGCGGTCGTGATGATCGTTACGGGCGGGCCGCCGCAGAATGGGCAGTCCAGCATCTTGACTTGATCGGTCATACCGAGCCCTCCGGCTGATCGTTACGGAAGAACGAGCCACCGATGCAGTGGATCAGCGTCTGCTTGCCGTTGGCGTAGGTGATGTCGTGCGTCCAGGTCCAGCCTGATGGCGAGTCGGCGTTGTAGCCCATGTTCATCTTGGACGTGGTACCGACCGAGCGGGCGCCGTCGACGATCTCGGCCCCATGGCTGTGTCCCTTTACGATCTTGGCGCCGATGTTGGCGAATCCCTTGGTTGATCCCCGCGCACCGTTCGGCCCCTTGTGCCCATGGAACGAATACTCGATACCGAAGCGGGAGAACGATTCGGCGGGCTTGAGCCAGCGCAGATTGCCTTGGCGCATCAGCTTTCCCATCCAGTGCTGGAATGGGTCGATATAGCCGCCGTCGTGGATCGCCTGGAGCATGACGGTCTTTGTTTCGTGGTAGACCAGGGCGTTTTCCAGGTCGTTGGCGTGCTCGGCCTTCTCCAGCCACTGCTTGAAGTGGTCGTGGTGGTTCGAGTTGACCATGACCACTTGATCGGCCAGGCCGCTGATCTCGTCCAGCACCTTGGCGGTGGCCTTCAATTCCTTGAGCACGCTGGAAGTCCCGCGCATCTGGCGCTCGAACTTCTCGAAGT